GGGTTGACGTGCCGGGAATACGCTGGAACGGGAAAGGAACCGAGCCAACGTCCGTCCAAACCTCAGAGGATTGCTCGCCAAGAAGGTAAACCTCCCGATGGTCAACAATCAGGGAAACAAGGTTATCCGGGCCACCGTCTTTGACCCCATAGCTCAAAGCAGGGCTGATGGGCGAATTTAGGTCAGAAGCGCCCCACCACTGAGAATCAGGACGGTTATAGACAAAGTAGTTGTCCATAATGTCCACCGATGTTGCGCCAGAAAAAGCCCCGTCACTGCTAGGCAAAACAGAGAAGTTAAGCGCCCACATGGTCACGCCCGTGCCAATCGTGTGGCTTGTGCTTAACTTGAATGTCGTGGAGGTAAGCTCCTCAACCACAATCGTGCCAAGCGTTACGCCAGCACCCTGAATGGTCTGCCCAACATAGATATTGCCAGTTACACCGCTGACCGTCAGGGTCGTGCCAGAAATTGTGCCAGTAAATGTGGCGCTAACAGCGGCAGTATTTAGGCTTTCTGTGGCTACGGTCTGACTGCGGTTCAGCGTCCATGTTGAGCCGCTACCAGCCGTGATGATGGTTTCGGACAAAACCCCGACCCCAAATAGCTGCTGGTCAACCGCAATCGTGCCGCTAGACACCGAATTTACGGTCAGGGTTGTGCCGCTAATCGAACCCGTCAAAACAGCCGTGGCTGGCGCTGAAATGCGCCACGTGTACCGATAAGCACCGTCTACGATGTAGACGTTTGTGCCGTTGTCAGTAATCCCCACAATCCCTGTGGAAGTGTTAAGCACCCCCACCACGGCAGGAACAAGCGTTGCCGACAAGACATAGACATACGGGCCGCAGACCGCAACCATTTGCTCGCCACCAGACACGGTTCTCACCCCACGCACCTCTTGGGTGTTGGGCAAAACAACCTTTGTGGTCAGTCCGGGGGTTGGATACAGGGCAACAACACCCCGAGTCCCCGGCTCTTTTAGGGGGTCAATTTCAGGGTAAAAGTTAATGCATTCCTGAGCATCCTGATAGATGCTAGGAGCCTCGTAACTTGGGCCGACAAATCCAAAATCAGGCATTGTCGCTCCTTAGTTAAAGAAACCGCCTGTAAGAATCCAGCCAGCGTCTTTGCTCTTGTTGGCAAGCAAAGCATCGGGATACCTTGCGGTTTGCAAGGGACTCATGTTTGTGCGCTTAATCGTTGACTTTGCTTGTGCAGCATAGGCGTTAATCATCGCAATTTGCGTTGGGTCATTTTTGCCATACATCGGCATCAGACGCTCTGCCAAGCACCACCGCATAGCCATCAGATAGCCTTGCGGCATCGAAATGGGCGTGTAGTAGCTCTCATACCGGCTGAAAATCGTGTTGGCAAAGATGTGCATTTCACCCTGAGAAGGGTTAGGCCACAAGAACAAGTTGCCAGAATCCTCGCCCGGATTGAAATACAGCGCTTTAGGCCACGGGCCACTCAGCGTTTTCAGACCAATAAGCTCGTAATCTTGTAGGGCAAGAATCGCCACTTGGTAGTCCAAACCACCATTAACAATCGGCACACCGTTGGAGTTCGTGTTAATCCGCACAAAAGCCGAGTCAATGCTCAAAGGCTTTTGGTAGTAAGCCGTGATGGTCGTGGAGGCAACCGTCTGGGACTTGTTAAGAATGTAAGTGCCCTGCTCGTTGACGTTGCCGCCAGCGCCTGTACCAAAAGCCACAATTTTTGTGCCTTCAGCGATGCCCGTACCACTCAAAGTTTGCCCTTGAGCCACAGCCCCTGACAAAATGCCCGATACGGTCAGCACATTGCCCGTAATTGAGCCTGTAAACTGAGCGCCAATGAAGTTCTGGGTGGATGGGTTAGGGCCAATCGTGTACTGAGTCTGACCCGGAACCACAGGGAAAATAATCTCTGTGACGTTAAAAACCATCATGTTCTCATTTGACCATTGGTCAATGAGGTCGTTGAACATATCAAAAGCATCTTGGGCGGCATCAGGAGAAGGCGTTTCCCCGGCTTCTAATGCGCCAATGTCTTTTAATGCTCGGCTAATGATGTTAAACGGGGTCGTTGCCATTTTGAGCTTCCCTTTGGAGTTGTGGAATTACCTGCCTGTCAATTTTTTGTAGCAGATTTACAACAACTTTATAGGGCAGCTCGCGTAAAGCGCCAGCCACTACTTGCAATTCTTCGACGGTTAGTTCCAGCTTTACTTCTTTCACACAGTCACCGTGAATGTTTTAGGCTTCCAAGGCGGGTGGATTTCTTTTGCGCCTTTTAGTGCCTCAATCTGTTCCCTAATGCGTGATTCTACGGCGTTTTGACCGTCTTTCATAGTTGCTTGGCGCACCCAGCCAACCACCATTTCCTCGGTAGTTTGAGCCAGCGGAACCGTCAATTCAGGGCTTTGGAAGTACCAGTAACCCTCAGAGGCAACCTCGCCCTCAGAGGCACGATAGCGAACATGAGTAATTAGCTCGCCATCGGCATGGATTTCAAGAATTTCCCACTTCACGGTGCGTCAGGCCAAGTTACATCCCAAGGGAAGCCAGCTTGTGCAGGAACATCCCGCAATGCTTGACGGTAAACCGCCCAAGGCTGGCTAACGGCATCGGCAATATCTTTGCCTTGTGACCAATCGCTGTCTTTAAGGCGCTGGTTACGAGTCTCTCGGACATTTTTGGCTTGCTCGGCATCTTTTTGTGCACGATATTCAGCCATTTGCTCAGCAGCAGTTTTTGCGGGTTGGTCGCCTTGCGCTGGTTGGTCTTGGAACACAGGGCCAATAGAATATTTGGTAAACCATTGACCGTTAATTTGTTCAACACCATTCCGATAGCTGAACTCATACGGAGGCTGAGTTGTAGCTTGTGGGCCTTCCAAAACCACATCAGCACCAAAATCACCAAGGATTTCGGCAGTCAGCGGCACGGGGAAAGATGTTTCAGGATGCATGGAGCGAAACTCGCCCTCAAACATCACTTGGCCTGTTTCACGAATTCTGATTTCCATGTTAACTCCTTGTTATGACTAGGCCACCGCCAAGAAAATATAGGAACCGCCGCTGGCGTTTGTGCCAGCATTAGAGCCAATCAAACGGAACCCTGTTGCTATGGTTTCCACATAGTTTGTTCCCGTCACCTCTGCCGCAGTGCTGTTAAGCAGGATGTACGGGTCGTTGCCTGAAGTCATGCCACGCGTCGTGTCGTACACATACCAATCGCCAGTCGTGTCCGTGCGTTTGATAAGTACAAAACGAACCCCGCTTGGGAATCCGCAATTAATTGTCTGATTTGCGCCAGTGCCGCTATATGAACCAACCTTGCTCACGCCGGGGCATGACGCAAACAAATATGCAACCATGTTGTAACCGCTAGCGTTTGTACCAGCGTCAGAACCAACGGTGAAAACAGATGCAGTTGGGTTTGTGTCATTCCAAAAACCTGTTGAAACCGCAACAGAATTAGTCAAATTCAAATAAAGCGCTTGTCCACTACCAAGGGAAGAATGATAAACACGCCAAGCATAAGTACCAAAATTTCTAATCTTAGCGATTATCATTTCTGGAACTGCGGTTAAATTATGATTAATGTTTTGAGGAGAACCTGTCCCCGGATAGCAAACAACATCGTGGAATCCCGGAGCTCGCTTAAACATATATGATTCACGGTTGGTGTCAGCCCCAAATGCGCTACCAAACCAACCAGTGTTATATGCAAATGTAGCGGCGGTTGAATAGTTGTATTCAGCATTAACCCTTGATGTTTGCAGAATCTGTCCAGTGCCCGTTAATCTAGCCGCTACATAAGGATAGGAAATGTATTGGTCAGAATATCCGGGACGATAAATATTAATTGCAGTATCAAACCCGGAAATCACCGTGTTTGACTTGTATTCAGGAACACCATTTGTTGAGAACGCTGGCTCAAATACGCTTGCGCCTGTCGTAGGCGTTTTCATCGGGCCACGGCGAATGGCGATGTAGATGAATCTATCTGAAGATGAACCCCATCCACCTAAATATGCAACGTTTAGCGAAAATCCAGTAGATGTTATGTTCACTGGATAAGAAACGTTACCAACAGTAGATTCATACGTGCCAGAATTTGCTTCTAGTTTTTGAGCAAGTCCATAAGAGCCAATTCCTCTCATAGTGTCAAACATCCACCAAGGACTTCCACTCGGGTCAGTAGCGTTTTTCATCAATATGAATTGAGGTTCATAGCCCAAAGTCACATTAATTGCAGATGTATTACTAGCCGCAGTTCCATAGCCGCAACTGATTACGTTATCTGTTCCTGTTGGACCAAAACCGCCAGCATCATGCGCGAAAATATATGCAACGTAAGTATAGCCAGAGCTATTTACACTATATCCACCACCAGCCACATAAAAATTAGTAGATGTTGGATTTGTTGGGAAATAAGGGAGTGCAGTTACGGGGGCTGTATCCTCTAATCTCAATGCGGAATTAGTAGGATTAGCCAAACTACGATGATAGACAATCCACCCTTGGTCGCCGCCACTTACTGTTTTAATTATGATGCACCCGGGAACTGACCCCAAACTATGAGGAATTGCTCTATTTGATACATCATCACCTGAATATGTAACTACGTCAAAAAATTTAGGCTGTTTTCTAAATGACCAAGCAACATAAGTTGAATTGTTTGTATTTGATGCTATTGAGCTGCCAACAGTAAACCCGTTGCTATTAAATGCAGTCAAGGAGTTAGCGTCTGTTGTTTGCGGGGCGGTTGAATCAGATTTCAAATACTTTGTCGCACCTCTGTTTGTATCAAACAATTTATTTGATGGAGATGCAGATGTAGACGACCTTTCTTTAATCCAAACCAACCCACCGTTAGTGGATAAATCAAGTCCATTATTTATTGTTTGCGATGCGCCTGTACCCGTGTACAGGTAAGTGCTGAACACCGATTCTATATAATTTGCCTCAGCAGATACATTATCTGTTTTTGATGCGGCGTTGAACATTACTTCTTCTCCTTGCAATTATCAAAGTGCCAACGCTTAGATGTATTTACAGAAATTGATTTTTCACAATGAGGACAAATTGTTTTCAATTTAGGTACACCTTTTCTTTGCATACTCATTTTTGCTTTTGATTCTTCAGATTGCTTGCGTCCCTTCATAGGACTGACTCGTCCAAACAATTTTTGA